CAATTACAGGCGAAAGATTTCGTTGTATTAGCGAAAGCTATTATGGCGGATAAACCCGAAGCAAAAGAGGTAATACAGAAAATGGTTAATGAAATTATTGAAATCCTTAAAAAACACGAATACGAATCTAAAATGTCTGATGATGACGATGATGATAGTGATGATTACGGAAATGATGATGACGATTTTGATGACTTAGACGATATTGATTTATCCGCATTAGGTTTCTAAAAAAAATAAAATTAAAGTAAAACCCTCTTTTATTAACTTAATTGAGGGTTTTGATATTTATATATAAATGTTTATATGAGTTTAACAAAAGAACAAGTATTAATTGAATACGTAAAATGTGCTAGAGATGTTGAATACGCACTTAGAACGTACTTAGAGACATACGATAATACGGTTAAAAAATATGTCCCATTGGAACTTTTCCCTGACCAAGTCGCATTACTTAACGACTACGAAGAATACAATGAGAATATAGCATTAAAGTATAGACAGGCAGGGGTATCAACAGTTACCGCGGCTTGGATGTCACGTAAACTCGTATTTGCTAAAAAAGCCACTCCCGAGAAAATATTGATTATCGCCAATAAGTTGGACACTTCATTGGAGATGGCGAACAAAATAAAGGCGTTTGTCACTCAATGGCCTTCTTGGACCGGTGTAGAATTTGATAAGACAAAAAATTCCCAAAAACATTATAAATTAACAAATGGGTGTGAGGTTAAAGCCGTTGCAACATCTAAAGATGCGTTGCGTGGATTTACACCCACCATACTTGTATTTGACGAGGCTGCGTTTATCGAGGCTGATAGTGATTTCTGGTCTGCGTGTATGGCATCCTTATCTACGGGGGGTAAAGTAATTGTGGTTTCAACACCAAACGGATATGACCAAATTTACTATGAAATATATTACAAAGAATTAAGGATTCTTATGGATGCCGGATACAAACCTTGTTCATCTTGGTTTGAAAAAATGGTTAAGAAATTAAAATATGATAAACGTAAGGTATCTCAGGAGTTGGAATGTAACTTCTTAGGTTCCGGGGATAATGTATTTGATTCTCTTATGATGCAAAAAATTCGTGAGAATATGATTTTGGAACCAATCCAAAAACTTATGGGTAATGCTCTTTGGATTTGGAAGGAACCGGTTATTGGTCATAAGTACATTATGGGTGTCGACGTTTCCCGTGGGGATTCTGAGGATTTTAGTTCATTCCAAATTGTAGATTTTGATACACAAGAACAAGTTGCTGAATATGTTGGAAAACTTCCTCCGGATACTATGGCGGAAATTTGTCACAAATGGGCAACAATTTATTCTTGTTTTGTGGTAATTGATATCACCGGTGGTATGGGGGTTTCAACATCAAGAAAATTACAAGAGATGAATTATAAAGATTTATATATTGATGGTGTTGATAGTGCAAACAAATGGAAGTATGACCCAAAAGCGGGTGAAAAAATTCCGGGAATCAATTTTAACAATAAACGAGTTCAAATAATTGCTTCATTTGAAGAGGTTATGAGACACGGATTTAGAATTTATAGTTCTCGTTTATACAACGAGATGAATACTTTCGTATATATCAATGGTAGACCTGACCACCAAAAAGGTCACCACGATGACTTAATTATGTCAATTGCGATGGCAACATATGTTGCTGAGTCATCTTTTAGTAAATTAACAAAAGTTACTGAACAAACCAAAGCGATGTTAGAATCTTGGTCGGTTAGTAATAATGAAGTTGTGTCTAAAAATTTAGAATTTAATCCGGTTATACCAAATTATTATGGAACAAATCCAAGTCAAATGGGTCAACAAAGTGTTTCACGCGAAGATTATATGAAATACGGTTGGTTATTTGGTGGTAGGTAATATTTATAAAATAAAACCAAATGGGATTTGAACAAAGAAAAAAATCAGGTAATGTTTTTGCGGGGTCAAGATTAGTCGTTGATGGTCAGGGAATTTATAATGTTAAAATTCTTAAATTTGGTCCTGAACGACAAAAATCTCCATTGGAATACTTTAGACCTATTGTATTTCCTGGTCCTGTTCCTGCTCCATTATGTGATTTTAATGGTATTATATTTATGACCCCAACTCCAACTCCCACAAATACTGTAACTCCAACAAATACGCCAACAAATACAAAAACTCCAACTCCCACAAATACTGTAACTCCAACAAATACTCCAACAAATACAAAAACGCCAACTCAAACACCAACTATTACACCAACAATGACTCAAACACCTACTAATACAGTAACTCCCACACAAACACCGACACCATCAATAACATCATCACCATTACCACCAACAATTGAGTATTTCCAAGATTGTTGTGATGGACTTACTGTGTATAAAGTGGGGGGTGTATCAACCCCTATTATTGTTGGTAATACTTATTATATAACCACTAACGGATTTAGTGGATGTGTTACAGCTCTGAGTGGTCCACCATATAATAGTCAATCACTAATTATTAGTGTTTCATCATACTCAAGTTGTGTTCTATGTGAGGTAGATAATCCTTGCCCATCTCCAACACCTACACCAACTAACACTATTACACCAACTCAAACACCAACTATAACTCAAACTCCGACTAATACAAATACTCCAACAGTTACACCAACTTGTAATTGTACTTATATTGATGTTACAATAACTGAATTTGATTTGACCCTTGCAATAGGTAATACAGACCCCGATGCAAATAATGCGGTTTTTGTTAAATATCGTAGTTGTGGTGGAGGTCTAATAAGTAAACGATATACAATTGAAGGAACATTTTTAAACGACATTTGTGCGAATTCAGGTACTGAACCTAGTGTGTCATATTTTCGCAATAATAACCAACAGGCAGCGTCTAGTTTTGCAATAAATAATGGACAATGTTGTGTACCAACAACACCAACCCCAACACCAACCCCAACACCAACCCCAACAAATACTGTTACACCAACAATAACTGAAAGTCCTACTCAAACACCAACTTCAACTCAAACACCTACACCTACAGTCACACCATCGGTAACACCGACAAATACACCAACTCCTACATCAACAGAAACACCAACACCAACTCCGACTCAAACTCCTACACCAACAACATCATATTTCACACATAATTTCACATTATGTTGTATTGATACCCCTATAACATTATATTCTCAATCATCTAGTGTTATTCTTGGTTCTTACCTATATACTGACACATCTTTAACTACACCATATTACGACATATCAGTTAATTTAATACCGGGCGCGGTATCGTGTAATGACCCATATAGTAATGGAATACTTACGGATGTAACAGGTTTAGTTACGAATATAACAGACACCGGTAGTTGTAATTAATAAAAAAAATAAATAATAAAAAATATACTGTATAATAAGAATTAATCATTATGCCAACAACAATACAAATAACAACTGATAATTACGACGGACAATCATCCTGAATAATCTATACAAAAAAATAAAAAAATATTTATAATTTAAATATGTCAAATTATATTCTAATAACAACTGAAAATTACGACGGTCAAATGGCTCAAATAACGTTCTACCCATCAGCGGGTGGTTCAATTAATTTGGGAACAGTTTTGTTACCTTACGAATATTATACTGACGATTTTTATGGTAGATATAGTATATACATTCCAAGTAAAGACGCTACTTGCGAATTTAGATTAATTACCCCAACACCAACAAAAACACCAACAAAAACACCTACAAATACTCCTACAAATACCCCAACAAAAACTGTTGCACCAACTATTACACCTACCATAAGTGTTTCACCCACAAAAACTCCAACGGTTACACCAACAAATACCTCAACTTTAACCCCAACACCAACGAAAACTAAAACACCAACACCAACGGTAACTAGAACTCCAATACCTACTAGAACACCTACTCAAACACCAACACCTACGGTTACAACAACTAGAACACCAATACCAACTAGAACGCCAACACCATCGGTAACTAGAAGTCCAATACCTACTACAACACCTACTCAAACACCAACACAAACACCTACACAAACACCTACGAGAACCGTTACTCCAACTATAACACCAACTCCAACAATAACTAAAACACCAACACCAACAAAGACTGTAACTCCGACTATAACACCAACAAACACTGTAACTCCAAGTATAACACCTACGAGAACCGTTACTCCAACTATAACACCAACAAACACTGTAACTCCGACTATAACACCAACTTGTGCAAGACCTCTAGGATTAACAGATTTTTCTTTTAAGTCTTGTCGAGGTCTTCCAGGTCCTTGTGTTAATTTCACCAGTAGTCTAACCGCTGCGTGTAACGCTCAGCAAACTGGAACAGGAAATTTTGTTGGACAGATACATCAAGCGGCGAGTTTAACAATTGGTCAAAATGTTTACTTTACAAGTTTAAGTACAAGCTGTGACTTAATCCCTACAGGATATTATATTGTTGGAGATGACCCTCTTAATGACCCTATTGTTCAAGTTATTAACGGAGTTATTGTTAGTTTACCAAGTTGTCCATAATAAATGGAAGATATAATTGGACAATAACTGATGGAGGAGGTGGTTTTCAATTTTAATTGGAATATTAATAGCGGAGGTCCAATATAATAAAACAAAGTATTTATTAAAGGATAATAAGATTTAGATTTTTAATATGGAAAATAATCAAAATAATAATATGACAGTATGGCAACGTTTATCGAGTGCCTTTGGTCCTAATGCTCAATTAGGTCAAGATTACCCTGTTTATAAATTAGATAAGAAGGAGTTATTAAAAACAACTTCTCAAGCAGAATACGAAAGAGAAAAATTACAAGCCCAACAAACTTACTATTTAGCCAATCAATGGACTAAGATTGAAAGTAATTTATATACCCAAGCCGTTTATTATGAACCAACAAGACTAGCGTCATTCTACGATTATGAATCGATGGAATATACTCCTGAAATATCGGCAGCGTTGGATATCTATGGTGAAGAGTCAACTACGGTTGACCAAAATGGTTTTATGTTACAGATTTATTCTGAATCAAAAAGAGTTAAAGGTATATTAGCCGATTTGTTTAACAACGTTTTAGATATTAATACAAACTTACCTATGTGGACAAGAAACACTTGTAAATATGGTGATAACTTTGTGTATCTAAAATTAGATGCTGACAAAGGTATTATTGGATGTATGCAATTACCAAACATTGAAATTGAACGTTTAGAAAGAGGTATGGCGGCAAAATCAGCAAACCTTGAAGAACCAATTGAAAATAAAGGTTTACGTTTCAAATGGAAAGCTAAAGATATGGAGTTCAACTCTTGGGAGATTGCTCATTTCCGTTTATTAGGTGATGATAGAAAACTTCCTTATGGAACATCTATGTTAGAAAAAGCAAGACGTATTTGGAAACAGTTATTATTATCTGAAGACGCAATGTTAATTTATAGAACATCAAGAGCACCGGAAAGACGTGTATTTAAAGTATTCGTTGGTAATATGGACGATAAAGATGTTGAGGCATATGTACAACGTGTTGCAAATAAATTTAAAAGAGACCAAGTTGTTGACGGTAAAACAGGAAACGTGGATATGAGATTTAATCAAATGGCGGTTGACCAAGATTATTTTATTCCGGTTCGTGACGCAGCGGCAGCATCACCAATTGATACATTACCGGGAGCTCAGAACTTAGCGGAGATTGCCGATATCGAATATATCCAAAAGAAATTATTAACCGCTCTTCGTGTGCCTAAAGCGTTTTTAGGGTTTGAAGAAGTAACTGGTGATGGTAAAAACTTATCATTGATGGATATTCGTTTTGTCTCCTCT